CATGACGGTACGTAGGATTTACACAAGTATGCTCGCGGTATTTGTACATTACGCCTCCAATTGTTTCACGTGGAACATTGTTGCGGCCGCAACTTAGTCAGAATTAGGTTCCAGTTCATCGCCGCCGCAACTCGTATCGCTGCCGCAAATCTCACCCTCTACCACTTCGGCGGCGAGGGGGATAACTTTAGCATCCTCTGTGCCGCCGCGCTGTCTAACTTGCAATTTAATTCCCACCACAACTGTATTGCCAGCAGCGGCGGAGCTCTCCTGCTTTGCATACTCTGCTGGGTACCGCCGCTCAAGGTACCATGCGCTCGCTTGCCACGCCCTTTGCCCCCATTTGAGGACATTTTGCTCGCATAACTCCTTGGTTCTCTTGGCGGCATAGGCTAAATTTCTTTTGACCAAAGAGGCATAAAGTCGCGTTTTTGCGACTGCAACTGGATCCTGGCTCTCATTTGCCGCTTCAGCATCGAGCCACCGCAAATGCGTTCCAATGCTAATTCCTTCATTTTCAACAGCTTGCGACTCACACTCCCCGCAACTGATACGCTGCAAAATTTTCTGCTGGACCTCGGAAAGGTCGCATAATTGCGACTGTTGCTCAGGAACGAGTGCAACGGGGGTGAAAGATACCGGAGTCCTTGCCCACATTTTATGCTTCTCAAAAGAGTTGTGGCTGATATCCGGATACAAACTGTGAAATTCGGCGAAGGAGATTGTATCCCAATCCTTTATGAGAGGGAACCGCAACTTTGGGTTCTGCTTCCGTTTGGAGATTTTCAGCTCAGCATCTGTAGCATCTGTAGCAACTGTATCTATATCCATATACCTAATATACAGCAGCGGCGTCAACTTGTCAACCAGAATCGGTAAATATTACTGATATCGGCCGTTCCTTCGGTAATTTTTACCGGCCGCACCTTGGCCGCAACCAGCAAATTAAGTAACTTATTAAGTAGTGATACAAATTTGTATCGCTGATACATAATTGTATCGACCCTTAAGTCCTTGAAAATCAGCAACTTACAGCATTTATCCTATTTTCCTGATACAAAATTGTATCCTGGTTTAAACGTTTAACAGCAACTGTAGCCCTTGCTTGCATGTTGGCATGATACTTGCGTTATTATATGGGTGTAAGCAACTGAGGCAAACGAGCACCGGAAACACCGCTGATCTCAAAGCCCCGCAACAAAGGAACTACAATGAAACAGCAGCAACAGCTTCAAGATTTTGCTCAGGCCTATGCAACCGGAACCATGGAAAATTACTGGGAAAAATATCCAATTGATCTTGGCTTCTCAACAGCAACTGAATTCGAAAGTCCTTTTGCCCTTAGCAAAACATGCAGCCGCAACTAAAATAAATAAAATAATGCTTGCATACACGCATACAATATAGTATATTTTAATAGCGACAAACACTAACCGCCGCAAGGCAAACACCAACCGAAGGAGCAGTAAAATGAAAACAGCAACGGTAGTACCCGCAGCAGCAGCAAAGTCCGAAGGCACCCTTTTGGAGCAAGTACATGCAATGCGAGCAGCGAAAGCTTTTGTAAGTGTGGAAGAGCGACTTGCTGACGGGATAATCAAGACACAAATTGCAACCGAAAACTATCGGAACATGATTGCTTTCTACCCGAAACTGACAAAATGTTTCACAACGTGGTTTTCGGAGCAGCCTTATGCTTTTACCGAAGGAGCCCACATAGTGGAAATCATGCATGCTTTTACATGCCACTGCAACAGCTTGCCCGAAGCCGAAGCGGAAGAAGCCGGAATAAAAGTGCCCGTAATCGAAGACTAATAACTAACTAACAACCAACCAACAACCAAAAGGAGAATATCATGAAAATCGAAACTGAAATGACAGCGTTAGAATCCCAGCAGTATCTTGATGCGATTGCTCAGCAAAACAAACTGTGGGAGGGGCTCATGCGCCTCCCCAACGCCAAAATTCACCTTCAAAATTTCTGGAAGCATGCAGAGGCTTCGTGGACAGCAACTGTGACTATGAGCAAGCTGATCGAAGCTTTTGAACAATACTTGGCATTCGAAGTCAAAAACTAACTAACCAAAACAACAACAATCCAAGGAGGCTGTATGAACGCAACAACAACTAAGATGTACAAAAACATTTCCAATGCTACAGGATTGCCTGTAGCAACGCTGGAAATTATGGCAGTAGACCTTTTGCTCAAGAAACTTTGCCCGCCCAAAACGGAAGCGGGGAAAACTTTGGCGAAAATCTATGCTCACAAGGAGGGTAAACGTGGAACAAAGTAAGAAATTTTGTCTCACATGCTACCATTGGGAATTGCCGGGCATGTGTAAGCGGCGGGCACCGACCCGGAATTTACAATGCACCGAATGCTGTTTTCCGCCAACCCCTGCTCTTGAGAGATGTGGGGAATGGGAACCGGCAACGGCTGAGACGATGGCACTCCGTAAACAAACTTTACGGGGCTGAAAACAGTAGCCTACTCGCGTATAGCGATGCGGCTACTGATAACCTGGACACCTGAGCAAAGGAGAATTTTATGCAAGTACTGAAAGATCTGTTTTACCTCTTATGTTGGATTTTTGGCATCGGAACTGTCATTCTACTTCTGATTGGAGCCGCTAATTTGGTTCAGTGGGAGCAGCAACAGATGAAAATCGTACACACCCTCCACAAAGAAGTCCGTACCTATGGCACACCTGTAAAAATTGAAGCTATGTGGGACGGGACGGATACGACATGGCTGTATAACGGGATTGAATACAACTTTAAATAAGGAGAGACTATTACCAGATGACCAGAGGCAAACTGTAACCCATGGTCCTGATATCCGATATCATTAAAACTCGTCTACTCGCGTGTAGCATCATCAAACAAAGGAGCAGCAAATGAGCGAAGCAAAACATATACTGACAGCCCGGATATCCCGGGATAATTATGAAAAGTTGATCAATCTGTGCATCGAAAAGCATAAAACTATCACCGAATTGATCAATATTTACATCGAAACTACACCTCTGGAAGCCAAAACAGCAACAGTTACAACGGCACAGCAGGAAAGTTGAGGAAAATGAGCGGTGGGCAACTATATTTACTGGAGTAAATATATACCCCGCCGCAACAAAAAGCAAGTGAAAAATGAATAAAAATTTAGGTACTACCGTCTTGTCAAGAAAAAAAAGTGAAATTATCTGTAACTCATTATTAGGACTCAAGATCTGCGTCCCGACAGTTTCAAATTTCGCGTATGATCTATGCCATCCATAGAGATGAAATCTAAGAGTTTATAGAGATACAGTATAAAAGTATACAGTATACGCCGGATTCCAAGGTCTATAAAAACGATACTAAATATTTAAAATATATGTTGAATTTAAATATCAAATGTAGTATATTTAAAACGAATATTAACCAAGGAGGAAATATGCAATTGAATTTGAAGCGTGTAGTGGATCCCACAGTTCCTTTTTACCTTAACCTCTATGGCAGCACACTTAAGGCATTACAGCACATCTGTGACGCTGAGGGTATAAAGATGACCCACCTTATTAGACACGCCTGTAATGAGGTAATAGACGCGTACAATGCCTCGCATCCTATTACTCCGGATACTAAGGATTAAATTATGGTTACTGGAGCTCGGATAGAGTATATAAGGCTTTGGTTGAGCGTACCGGAGAATATGAAGATAGCTCTTACATATTCGTCCGGATACGGTCTTAAGCATCGTATCGAAAATGATTACATGTTATTTATGCGTACCCAATTAGCGGAAGAAATATTCAATGAATTCAAAGATCGATATAGCTATATCCCGGAAGAAGCCATTTATGTAACGTTAAATACTCCATTATCTGTTCAAGAGAATAGGCGTTACGCACCGTTACGTAAACTATACAACCTATAGGACCAACCATGCAACTGCACCCAGATACTCGATCTTGTTCCCCAGCTCCGGAAAAAGATGCTATAGATATCATCGAAGAACTGCAACTTGGAGATGTTCGATTAAATAAAACCGGTACAGGAATTATGATTAATACAACGTATTTACGTCCAGTTATCCTTGAGAAAGCATATATAGATAGTAGAGGGCGTAGATTTGCAGACATACAACCATATCAAATCCCATCTGTACTAATGGCCAATTTAATGGCTGTTTTAAATCGGTCTAAAGATTTATATAGTAAAGAAAAGCATCAAACAGCATTAATTTATGATACACCTATGGATTTTGTTAAAATACAAATTGAAGAAATAATGCGGATACGTATTACTGAAGATGATTTGATTATCCGGGGTGAAGGTATTGAAGCTAAAGATATCTCTTTGGCACAGTTGGTTATGGAACTCCGTTATGCAGCACGGGAATATAACAAGACTCTTGACAAAGAGACACGGATAACCACACTATCAATGGAAGCTGTTAATGACACCGCGTCGATTTATATCGAACAAATGCGTAATGATCGACACATACAATTACGCAAAATGATTGCCTATGATCCGGATGTAGCTTCCCATGTAAATGTAGATAAATTCATTGAAGGCCTCCTGGCCATATATCTTAAAACCCCAAGATATATAGATATACTGATGTTCAAGCATATGATATGGCAAATTAAACGTAAAATATTTGCACTTAAACGCCCCTATTCATTGATGTACTTCATGTATTCCAAGACACAAGGCTACGGTAAAACTACTTTCTTCCAGATGCTCTTCAAACATTTTCAATGGGCATGGAGCAAACATGGAGACATTGCTAAAATGGTGGATACTAATAACCGCAAAGCTCTTATAAATAATAAGTATCTTGTTGACTGTCAAGAAACAGCTCTGGGAGGATACGAAGGTACTGATTTGGCGGATATATTAAAAATGGTGATTGAAGAGGATACCGTATCTCAACGACAGATGTATGGCACAACAGCGGAAGTAATACGAAATCCAGCGACTTTCGTTTCTACTACCAATAAACACGTATGGGATGTTATAAAAGATACCGGGATGCGTCGATACTGGGAATGGGAATGCTCGGAAGAAGTACTTAAGGCTGATAAACAATTCTTCCTGCAATCAAAAGAGTATTTCGACGATATCCTTGTTCTTTGGAGATCGATAGATGAAACTAATAATGAAGGGTTCTATCACCCCACTGTTCCTGGGTACGAAGAGGTTTGCGAATGTCAGCGGCTATATTGCAACAAACACTCTTTCTTCGTGATGTTGGATAAATATAAATGGTCTATTACTAAAGCCGACAATCCAGCAGCAGTTACAGTTGCTGCTTCGGAATTGCTGAATGTTTACAATAGATATATGGGATTTTTAGATCCTAAAGATAAATACAAACTTGCTGAATTACGTTACGCAATACGCAATAACGATTTCGGGGATAGTACCATTATAGAAAAAGACGGACATAAATCCGAAGTATACTATTTATTAGGATACACGAAAGGAACAGTAAAATGAAAAACGTAGCGATTGATTTTGAGTACAATCATCCGTCTGACCCTGGCATGGGATTGCTGTCATGCGCTTTGCAAGTAGAGAAAGGCGTTACTCTAACGTATTGGCTGGCGGATCCATTGCAGAAGGAAGGCTTAATAACTATCCTTAATCAGCTCAAAAAGGATCACGTATTCATCGGCTATGAGATCCATCTTGCCGAGGCTCGTTGTTTTGCGGCATTAGGGATGAATCCTAATGATTTTAAATGGAGAGATTTAATGGCGGAATGGCGTTGGCTCAGGTCCGAAACCAATGAGTACAAGTATGGGCACATAGTTAAGAACAACGTGGCCATGTTCACTATCCCTAAACAAGTACGTTTACAGAAGCGTATGACGGATGACGAGTTGGAGCTTGCAAATGAAGTTAATACCGCCCAACTTGCTGACGCTCAGGAAGACTGTGATGTAGAGGTGGCCTTTGACGAAGCCGGATATTCGTTGCTGGATTGCTGTTATTTCTTTGAGACCATTACTTTGGATGATTATCGTGCTGCTGCAAAGGTAAAAGAGACTATCAGAGACGGGTTGATTATGAGCTGTAACGCTGAACTTATCGAGAGCCGGAAGCATGAGATACTTTCATACAATGCAGCGGATATAAAGGACATGCATATACTCGCTGCAAAACTCACGGAGGAAATGCACAAAGTTTCCGAAGATATACATATCCAACTTAAAGACGGATACGTTGACAGTAAAGAACTTGATATAGCAACCATACAGTTGAATCTCGGGGATTGGTGTGCGAGGACAGCCAAGTATGCATATCGCGGTATACCTATTAACAAGACCCGGCTTGAAACATTTCTTAAAATAGTTCCTACTTTGACCCAGGAAATTAAAGAGACTTGGAACAGAGATTATCCTGCGGAACCTTTGTATCGTGTAGGCTTAGGGGGTACGATACTTAAGGCACGTAAAAGTATGGCGAACAATAGCCCATATAAAACAGGTACGCTGACAAAAGATACAGCTATGCTGCAGGATCTGATCGCCAATTATTGCAAAGCCAATGATATTGACAATTGGCCTAAGACCCGCAAAGGAGTATACTCTACGGATAAGAAAACAGTTTCAACTTTTGCTTCGGCTGAAAATATCATTAAACAGTATGAACGTCATTCAGGGAAACTATCAAACTTAAAGGCTTTCAGTGTTGGTAAAGACGGTAAAGTGGATGCGCTACGCTATATTGGTTCTGACAGTCGTCAGAGACCGGATTTTGCACCGCATGGCACACAAACCGACCGCAATGCACATAAGGCCAAAAGTTTAATTTTTGCTATGACTCATTGGATGCGTATCCTTATGGATCCGGAACCCGGTATGGCTTTTGTCGAATGCGACTATGGCTCGGAAGAAATCTTTATAGCGGCTGTGTTACATGGTGACCGAGTGATGGAACAAGCCTATGCTACTCATGATTTTTATGTCGCTTACGCCCAACTGGTTGGTATGTATCCTTCGGATTTACCTATCCCAACAGAAGCTGAACGTGAAGCAAAAGCAGAATGGTGGCAACCGTATGCAGGTATACGTACTATTACTAAAACTCTCTGTTTAAGTTTACAATATGGAGCGGGTTATAAATCTGTTGCTCAGGCTATTGCAATAGCTACCAAAGAGCCTATTGATGTCGACGCCGCTAAACAACTTGTAGCAGAGTATCATGATACTTATCAGGATTTGACCTCCAGTATAGGGAGACTAAAGGCGGAGTATCAATCTAAAGTCAATATCGTATTGCCTAATGGATGGCGTTTAGGTAAAGACTCTCAAAGTATTTTATCCGCCTGTAATGTCCCTGTACAAGGTACCGGTTCCTGTATTTTGCAGGAAGCATGTAAACGTATAGATGATGCGGGTATCGATGTCATAGCCACAATGCATGATGCTATAACTGTATATTGTAAAGAAGCAGAAGCTGAGACAGTTGCTGAGACTATGAAACAGCAAATGATTGACGCCGCCGAAGCTGTGCTTGGTAAAAGAGGTATGAAAGTAGGAGCTCCGGAGATTATCAAACATGGTGATTGGTGGCAGCATGGCAGCAAAGGCAAGAAAGATTGGGAATTATATAAGAAATATTTTATTTAGCTTGCGCGCATGCAATTATTGTAGTATATTAGTAGTACACAAGGAAGGAGGATATATGAGTAAAGCGACAACGGTTTTATACTTGAGAGTAGATCCGGAACTTTTTGAGTGGATCGAGAAGCAAGCGGACGCAAAGGGGATATCGTTAAACCTGTATGCAACAGCAATCCTTACCGACTACAAACAGAAACACAAACAGCAGTAACTCTTACAGGCACCGAAGCGAATGCTTCGCTTAGCTTAAAAAGAGTAACCTTATTAAAGGAGCAGTATCATGGCTACAGCAGCAGAAATTAGGGCACGTATCGCAAGCGGGCAGGTTAAGAGTTCCGCAGGATCTTCCACTCCGTTGCCGGAAGGCAATTATGCAGTTCAGATCGAGTCGGCTGAGTACGGTCCTGGAGAGAACGGCAGCAAACGGGGTAAACTCGTTTGTAAAGTAATTGGAGCCGAGAATCCGGCCAATGTCGGCAAGCACTTCAACTATTACATTCAGACTCGTCACCAGGAATACATGGAGCGGACGATTGCTGAGTTCACTGATCACTGCAAAGTATGGGGAATTAGTGAAGAGAGATTGTATGATCGTGCGGATACCGGTGAGGATATTATCGTCAACCTTATGGGCGAAATGAATCGTCTTGCCATTAAAGGTTTGCTCATCGGTCAAGTAGAACGTAAAGCCTCTGGTAAAATGAGCCCCAAAGGTCAGCCGCTTTATTGGATCAACTGGACTAAAGTTGCGCTGTCCCCGACTCCTTTGGCTGTTACCAAGACTGAAAAGTTTGATGCACCTATGGATCCTTCAACGCAGTCCAATATCATAGCGCAGGTCATGGAGTCGCTTGCGGATAAAAAGGTTACTCTGGGAGACGTAGTGGATAAAAAGGTTACTCTGGGAGACGTAGTGGATATCCCCTCAGTAGCGGATATCGATAGTATCCTTGATGACTACAAGGCTCCTGCTACTGTTGCAACTCCCCCTGTTGCAGCAGTTGTGGTTCCGCCTACGCCAGTTGCAGCCGCCCCCGTTGCTGCAAAGAAGAAAGCCTGGGAGATCTAATCAACCGGAGCCCCGTTAATGCGGGGCTCCTCTTCATCAAGGAGCATAAAATGTCACAACAACAGACAGTAGTAGTGGATTTTCGCAACGTTGCAAAAATTGCCAGTTACTCAATCCTCTCAGGTACTGTAGTTTGTACTTTCCCTACGGAACTGGAAGAGATCGCTCATCGATTGGTAAAGAGGTTACTGTGCATCCGTCTCGACTTTCCAGAGGCTAAGATTTACTTTGCAAATGATATGCAACCTTATTGGCGTACCGCGTATATTAATAAATGGTACGAGAACCAGAATAAAGAACCTGTAGTATATAAAGGTAATAGAATCGGCAGGCCTTGGCCTTTCGCATCGTCAGAAGAGGATATGGAAGCTATGTATGCCAAAGTCAAGCAGGATATGGCTTATATCCTCGAAGCTACTATATGTGAAGATACCGGCCTCGAAGCAGATGATATTTGGGGGTTACTGGCTGCTACCAGTACCGTATCTATTTTGGGGATATCCAGCGACAGTGATTGGCGGCAACTTTGCAGTGATAAAATATCCGTACTCGACCCGGCAACGAATACCATTTGCAACGAACCCTATGACATCAGGTTGAAATGGATGTGCGGAGATCGGGGCGATAACGTAATGGGGTGCCCTAAACGTAAGAAGGATGGTACTTTAAGCGGAACCAATTGGGGTGAAGCAGGAGCCAAGAAGCTAATTGCGGAACAAACAATTGTTAATGGGCAACCAAACTGGCTATTACGCATGGATCCGGATATCTATGCCCGGAATAAAATATTAACGACGCTTCCTTGCCCTCTTTGGAACGTTGCAGAGGCTCGGGAACAGCTACCAGAGTTGCAGGCTGTCGAAGGTAACGGACTCGATTTTTATGGGGTCACCGCTCCGATTCGACAGGCTATGCGGAATAAGGTTGCCCGGGACGCTTGGATCAGCCAACTGAGAGCTAATTTACAGTTGAAAAATAAGGAGGCAGAGGTATGAGGAAAATTCTCTTACTTCTGCTAATTTGTTGCGTTACTTGTTTCTCTCAGGATTTATTTAAAGCCATGACGAGGGATTGCATATTTACTCATACAGTTGAGTTGGTATGCAATTATAAAATTATAACCATGTTCCCTCGCGGTACCCCTGTAACGATCAATGGGGTTAAATACACTGCAAAAGGAGAAATATTCGGGTATAAAGGTAATCGTACGGTCTATATGTACTTTAGATACAAATTTGAAGATGGATCACCAGAAAATATGGATTACTTTCAGATGGATATGGATGATACTGCTCAATGTAAAGGGATAAATATGTTTCATCCGGCTAATATAACTTTCTATCCAAATGGCACTTTTGTTCTCATTCAAGAGTATACGGAAACTGTCCCTTTTTCTGAAGTAATGAGTGTGGGGACATTCACTATCACTGCTAAACGCAAAAGAGGAAACTAATGGATAATCCAGAAGATGAAAGCACAGAGTTTATGTATCAGCCTTCAATGAAGCGCAAGTATATCCCACAAAAGGATCCTATGTGGTGGGCGATGAAAGAAGCTATTGAACGAGACGACGATAGAGAGGAGCGGAAAAATGGGTGAATTTATTATGTGGGTGGTATTTATTGCAATTTTTCTCATAGTGTTTTTTGCAGTGTATCCTTATATCATGGCAGGAGGAGCTGCGGTACAGCCGGTGCTGCAGGATGCGGTACAGAATTATAACCACAACTATGTCCAGCCTATTTTGGACAGCCTAAAGTAAAAGGAGAAATTATGTTTTGGAAGAAAAAAGTTGCACCCGCCCCTATTACTCAACAGGAACTGATTACTCAACAGGAACTGAAAGAGTCTGACTGGGCTGCCACTCGTAAACAGAAGGTAGTTGAGTGGGCAGACGAACGGTTAAAGTGGGCTATATCCCATTTAGCCGAAGCAGAATATCAAACTGAGCGTTACAAACGGGTAATACAGGCGTATATTGATCATTTAAATGCAGTAAAAAACGAGGAATTCCCGTTTACGGTTAAGACTAAAGATAATGACGTTTTAACCGTAACGGACTACCTTGGTTATTGGAGCTGTGTAGTGAATGATCATTATTCCCATTGTGTTGAGGGCAAAGTTCCAGAAATGATTGCATATGAGAAAGTTGCGGAAGAACGGAAGGCTGAGGACTTTCAAAAGTTCAATGAAAAAGTGAAAGAGATTTTAAAATAAAATGGAACCAATAGATAAAATCTGCATAGCATGTCAGCGACCGTTTTCAGCAATTTCGGAAACGATTGATACGTGTACACAGTGTCTATTACGCCCTGAAAGAAAGGAACCAAAAACAACTTTACAGTATAAGCGTATTTGCGGTGAATGTGGAACAGAGTTTAATACTCCTGTCAAAGAACGAGCATTGTGTTTAGTTTGTGAAGCTGCAGTGGAACTGAGTGCAACTCATCCAGTGCATATGATGCATGAAGGCACCGACAAAGTAGTTAATGCTGCTGCTAAAGATATTGATGGGGTCAAAGGTGGAGGCCGTACCGGATTCCATATCCCAGGTACAGCCATACACGCCTCTAATCATTCTCGCAGGGCATATAGGTATGCTGACAAAAAGTGTAGCGTCTGCCATACTACCTTTACACCTGAAGGACCAAATCATAAGAGGTGTCCTAAGTGTATGCCAACGCTAGAGGAGATTCAGCGCAAAAATGCAGAAAAGTATGATGTGAGACTTGCAACCCAGAATAAGAGGTACAAGCTTATGGCAGAACAACCTGAAGCACCTACTACTACTCCGCCTCCACATTTTCAAGGTATTGAGGGGCGGGTACTTAAGTTTTACATTGGGCAAGAGGTAATCATTAACGGTATAACCCAATCAGGTAGAGTGGTCAAGATAATATTGGACGGTAAAAATACATGGTACAATGTCCAGTATTGGTGGGAAGGTCGGCTAAATTTTGTAGATTTAGCCGATGATGAGATGACATCTAAAGACGAAGAGTATCGTCCTTAAGTTTGTAATTGCAGTATGTCTATGGGTTCAAATTTTTCTATCGGAGGAAGTTTACAGTGTATCTTTTCGTAGCAGTCAAAATTGTCGCAAACTCCAAAATTATCAGTTTCTTGTAACGGTTTGCCGCAGGCTTCACAGTATTCCATATTATACTCCGTTGGGTAGACGGAAATACAATAGGGCGCAGAGGCTAAGAATATCTTAGCTTACGCCCTATTGTTATTTGTAAATCGATGCATTTACTTAGGAGGCAGTGTTACTTTTTTAGGTTTACTGGTATGCCAGTGGCCGATGATATATGTCACTATGCTGGCCACAATCGGCCAGACAGTGTTGATCACCTGCACTATAGCATTACCAGTAGAAACCACAGCAGTTGAATCTACCATAGTATCTCCTATCTTATTTGTTAAAGTTTACTTAAGATCCATACGTGTAACTCCAGTAATTTACTTGATACCCTACCGTTTGCGTAGAACCTAAGCGATTGATAAGTTCCAACTGGGAACTTGTACCATCAGCCGCTTCCGTTCCGATCAGACACAGATTATACGTTGAGTCTGTATTGGCAACCGGACCTGAAGTATTCGCCAACGTTACATAATTGTTGTTGAATACGAAGGTAGCATGGGTAGTCTTAATAGTAGGATCCGCTGTCGTACCCCAAATGAATCCATGCCCTGTGTAATAGTTACTACCAGATTCTCCACCGACAAGGGTCAAATGACCTTCGTCAGTAAGAGTACCTTTATCCTGCCTAACAAAAGCAGAAGACGGTATGCCTGTATAAATACCAGTGGATCCAGCAGCATTACCGTATCCGCCTTTGATTGCTGTACCATCATAAATCACCGGGCTGTTTCCATAAATAGCCATATCACCATTCGTATACATAAGAAGATGACCATTGGTACCGCTCCACCCACCATCAGTTCCTGCAAGGCCAGTGTAGCCTTGGATCCCCTGGATACCGGTTGCTCCTGTAGCGTCCAGTCCATTGAGCCCAGTAACTCCCTGGATCCCTTCAAGTCCTGTAACTCCTTGAAGTCCGTCAAATCCTGTTACTCCTTGGATCCCTTCAAGTCCTGTTGCTCCGGTAGTATCAAGCCCATTGAGTCCAGTTACACCCTGAATACCCTGAAGCCCTGTTACTCCGGTTGCATCAGTTCCATTAACTCCATTAAAACCAGTTACTCCCTGAGGACCTCGTATCCCGGTGATACCAAAATCATCAGAAGCTGTCGCGTAGCGAAATTTTCCTGTAGTAGCGTCTGCAGCGAGAATTCCACCAACGCCTCCTTTGAAGCAAGGCAAAAATGCTCCATCCAAATTACCAAAACCAATTTGCTCCAGATATTCTTCGTTTTCTGGAATTATTGTAGGCATAATATCCTCCTGTTAAATTGTAGGTTCAGTGTTAGCTTTAGGTACAACTCCCTCATACCAAGCCTGTTCGTCTTCTTTTCCTTCGTTATATACAAAGTAAACCACATTCTTGCGATTGCCAACCGGCTTATCATTGGCATCAACTCCGGTTTCATTAACATTAATTAGATATTTGGTTACTCCATTTACTTCACCTTCGTTATTGGGGTTGACCGAAGTTCCAACGCCGATATAGGTTGCGGCGATATCCGCGAGTAAATCTACTTTTGTCCATGTTGCCATAATATCTCCTAAGGTTTAAAAAAGTTTAAGAATGTTCCGAACCAAGGTGCCTCTACAGGGGAACCAGATATAAGAAAAGTTTCAGGTGCATTTTGGGAAGCATAGTTTGCCGCTTCCCAGGCATCAGATTTTACTACTGTTGATATTCTCATTTCGTCTATGTATCCGTCATAATAAAAACTCTGTCCTGGATATCCACCAATCCAAACTGCATCCGCTGATGTTGTAATTGTTTTTGTTTTACCCGTTCCTGATGCTACGAGAGTACCATTACAATAGGCACTCATATTGCCGGATACATTATCATGCCTAATATACCAGTAGTTCCATTGACCTTTGATCTGTGCAGTTGTCATTGCACCTGAGATACGGTCATAACCACTTGACCCGAAATCAAAGTACCCATTGGAATCATCCCAAGGAACGTGTGCTAAAAGTAAATGATCTCCGATGGAATCAATTGCACCATATATGGTGGATTGAGCGGGTAAAGTAGCTTTGCCATAAGCCCAGAATTCAAAAGTGCAAGTTCCACCTGATATTACCCCAGCCGTATACTCTAAATAAGTTGAACTGGCTGCTGTAAATTCTCGACAATGTCCAATTTTTCCGGGATTATCGGTTGTACCATGATTAATAAGAGCTGTTGAATTTGATGGCTCTGTCATATGCCAAACAGTGCTGTAATTTGGCCCCCAAACATTATTAAGACCGTAGGTGGCGTTATCAGCATAATTACGCACACCATATGCATACATATAATCTGCTTCTACCCAATAATTTGATGAACTTGCATTTTTTGTTCCAGTTACTCTTATTTTTAAAGTGTGATACCCGAGAGTTAATACAGCACTTGTATAGAGTAATTGTTGATATATATTGGAGGCATTATATTGATCTACATTGGTTTCTGCACCTCCATCAATTGAATACGCCCCTATTCCCAAATCATTGTTTTTTCTTGCAGATATTTGTATCTGTGTGCCATAAAATCTTATCTGATAATAATTGTCTGTTGTATTGGAATATGTTCGCAGACCTTGGGAAGCACCAGCGTCGGCATAAGCTGTCCAATTTCCTACAAATTCAAATTGTCCGAGTCCTGTACCTGTTATACCATTATAAGTATATTCAGTATTTTTAAGAACTATACAAAAATCCACATCTGTATAATATCCTGTTGATGTAGGATTCTTAGTTCCTGTTATTCTTGCTTTTAATATATGATCACCCGTTTTAAGTACCGGGCTTAGGTACATCAATTGACCACGTATCCGAGTTGCGTTTAAGTGGTCAACTAAAGTCTCTGCACCTCCGTCAATCGAATAGGCCATAATCCCATGACCATCATTCCGCGAATTATAAACCATTATTTGAGTACCATTAAACCGTACTTGATAATAGGCATCGGTCTCAGTGCCATAATGGAAACTTCCACCATAGTATTCGTTGTCTGGAGAATATGTACTCCAAGTGCCAACAAACTCATATTGATTAAGCCCAGTACCAGTTGTGGCATCATCTATAACTGTAGTTGATACCTCTTGGTTATGATACCACATATAAAATGGAGTATCAGTTGCCGATGATACTGATGGCAATCCTACCCAAATTTCAACCCGTGCCACAGACACAGGTAAAAATGGATGAAAATCAACTATCTCAAATGGAAGTTCATTTAAACCTTGCGGATCAGAGGTAAAACGTATATCATGTCCTTGGGTCTCTACTCCGAAAGCGTCAACGGCAATATAGTTACCAAGGGATGATCCATTGTTTGCACCTTTGACAACTATCTTAATTGTATGATTACCTCTTGTTAATTGTGTTTTACTATACACAATAGTTTGAGGTTGATAAATACCGCTCAAATAAGTGTCAACGTTAGACCGATCAAGCACTCCGTCAATATAAACATCGGCATAACCAGCATATGTTGTTGCCCATGTTTTCCAATGAATACCCGTGCCAAAGAATGAAAACTCACAGTAGTCATTTGCATTCGCAGAATAGTGACTGTCATGATTGACAAACCCATCGCGTGAATCCGTAGCCCACGATCCAGCATAACCCTCGTAATACACTATCGTTGCATAATCATCATTGTACCATTGGATGATCCTGTTCTGCGGTGACAATGAACTATCGTTATATACCTCGGCAGGGATATTTCCGGTCGTACCATTCCAATGAAGTAGGGTCTGGAAATCAGTAACATCCCCAGTCAGCTTTGTATGGTCAACGGTAAGCTTGACCATTCTCTCCCATGGATAATTTACAGACATAAATTATGCTTCCTGTGCAATAGCGATAAGTTGCCATTTGTTAAGAGAGTTGGCTGTGTTATAAATAAATCCAAGATTCAGAATTTTGGAAATTACCGTGGTACTCGGCAAAGGGATTCCACCCGCCGTGTAATTGGTTCCCCAAGCTATCGACCTTGCCGTACCATTATCTTTTACTCGGATAATGATCTTCTGAAAATTAACGGGAGAGCCACTTGGGTTTGCAAAGGTTACTCCCTGAGCCAAGGCTGTCACATCAACCGCATCATTGGTATCCGCTGCCGGGGTCACCGTTGCGGCATCTGTTACGGATTGTACCCGAGTTGTTGCGCTGATACCGGTAACACCTTGGTCACCTTTAATGCCAGTGACGCCCTGAATCCCTTGAATCCCAGTAACTCCTTGAATACCCTGTATTCCCTGGATACCTGTTGCTCCTTGATCTCCTTTACCAATTGTAGAAGTGAGATAGGAAGCATGGGTTGTGCCAGCATAATAATAAGTTACTGTCCTACTGGTTGCATTAGCGTTTTGGACAGCCCACTGCCTTGCAACAAGCCGATCCGTTGTATTGATTGTTAACGGGGCAGATTGAGTATAAGTTGTTGTATAAAGGTCTGTCGTCGTTGTCAATGGATCTGAAACCGCAGAACGAAATAGTGAAGTTACAGTCCCCGCAGCATCTCTTTTTAATATCTCTGTTGCAATTGTGCTTACAGTACCTCCAACTACCGAGGATGTTTTTGCCCAAATATAAAAAGTCCAGGTACCAGCTTGGATAGTTGCAACACCTGGGACACCAATAGGGGTTAAATATGGGCTACCCATTTGAAGCCCTGTGGCTCCTTGAGCATTGCTCACTGTAGCTGTATCTGAATCCTCTGTTCCCGCATCCGGGTTACGGGATAGCACTTCATATCCCCCAATATCTGATGCTGCGTTTTGAAAATAAAAAGGAGTACCAAATCCACCTATACCTTGCACTCCAGTATAACCCTGGGCTCCAGTTATTCCTTGAATACCTTGGATACCCGTATTACCTTGAAGCCCTTGAATACCCGTATCTCCCTGGAGCCCTTGTATACCAGTTTCTCCCGTCAATCCTTGAATTCCAGTTTCTCCAGTTAATCCCTGGATACCGGTATCCCCAGTGAATCCTTGGATCCCTGTGATTCCTTGGATGCCCTGAATCCCCTGGATACCTGTAGCTCCTGCAGTCCCCCAATAGGGTAAATCTCGCCAATAGGTTATTCCGTCACCAATTTTAAAAGTAAACGTATCTAATTCATACCCGTACTCCCCTTGGGCAAGTAAAGGATTCGTAAATGTCCAGTTGTCCGCTAAGTCTCTTCTTAATTGTATAATATTAGCCATTTGCGTCACCACCGTCTAAAAGTTGTATCGGTATGTAAACCGAATTGGCAAATCCCCCATCAGCGAGGATATCAGACACCGGACCTTCAGGACCAGTAGCTCCAGGTATTCCTGGAACTCCTTGTATCCCTTGTATCCCTTGCGCTCCTGGAGGACCTTGAGGTCCTGCGATTGAGCCTCCAGACCCAGCAATCGCTGATTCCTGTCCCACTAAATATAAATATAAATCACTGAACCACCTTTGCCAGATGTGGTTCAGTGTGTTTTTATCAGCATCCGTCAATGGAGTTTTAGTTGACGGTGGGGATAGTTTAGTTGGTAGAATATTCATAATTACGGAGCAGTCGTGAAGCTGAATACTCCTGTCCATTTCCCGGCTATGCCGTTATTTTCGACACGTACTCTCCAGTACCAGAGGTTACCATCCCCCCATCCTGCATAAGCGTACAAAGGATCGGCGGTAGTGGTATTGACGGTTATGGTAGTAAAATTCACATCCTGTGTTGCTTGCACCCGATATACTTCCGCCCCTGTAACTGCACCCCAATAAAGGGTGACGTTATTAGCAACTAACGTGGCACCATTTAAAGGTAAACTCAAAGTTGCCACCGGGTATATCGGATAGGATACAGACATAGCATTTGATCCTCGATATCCGTCTATTGGGAAATTTAAATAATTAACATATTTGTAATCAAATATAGTAGTATTTATATCCGCTTGTAATCTCTTCCATTGGATATCCCCGGTAGGAAGAATAAACATCATACCCGGATGAGCCGTTAACACGTTAAGAGAAGGATCCCAGATAACATCACATCCAAAACCTATTTGTTTTGTAGGACGTAATTCCGATGGGATCGGGTGATTGGTGGTCTGAAAATATACCTCAGCTCCCGCTGCTTTTCCATAATTATAGTCTGTAGAAATAGTGACTATCGTCGGCTCAATAGCCGGATCCGCTGGAGGAGTTTTCTTCCAGTTAATGGTTGTATGTTCATCATCAGCATAATAAAACTGAGGATCATCAACCGTGGCGTATTCCGCTGCAACGTTCGCACTCGTAATAATAGTTGCGGAAGATGTACGAGACAATTCCACCCAACATGGAGGATCGATTGTCATATCAAGTATTAAAGTAATAGTATCATCAGCTGACATCGCATAGTCCTGAGCACCCCGTAACCGTAATACTGCCTGCGGCAAGGTAACTCCTGGAGCCTGATCCTTCAGTACTACACCATCATCGGAGTATAACTTTACAACGGATCCTGTTTGCCACTGGTAAGTGTCAATGCTTTGGATAGTTGTAGAACCAGTTATATGTGTATAGTTGCCTGTAGAATTAAGTGCGATATCCGCGATAGCCGCCGTTTCACCATTGCTACTTTCCTGGAACCGAGTATGCATTATACCATTAAACGCATTATCCTCTAAAGTAGTTACTCGAACATCAAGTGCGGTCGTATCAGTCTGCAACGTGGTAATATCCATTCCTAATGTACTCTGATACCATCCAGGAGTCGTGCCATCCATCCAGACGTTTTTGATTTCAGCGTATGCTCCCGTCACATTTGCTGCAAATACCGGCTCATCCCCGGTTCCAAAGAAGAAGTGGCGTTTGGTATCTGATACAGGAATTATAGGATTTAGGGTAGGTTTGAATCCGCTCCACTTCAGGATAGCATCCTCAAAGATTACAGGGATTGTCAAATTGAACCCTGGATCCGATGCTAAAGTAAACGTACCATTATCAAGGATGATCCCGGTCAAATTCGCAGTAGCATAGTTAATAGCTGATTGAAACGCCCCAGCATCATCGGATCCATCCGCTTTGGCTCCAAACCATCTTACATTCACATTCCCTGAGAACATCCGGTGCCATCTACCACTTGTAGAGGTGGTCGGTTTAATTATGATACCATAATCTTCATCGGAAGTGTTTGCAGCATCCCAGTAAAAGATATCCCCACCCCCATCACCAGGAGTGTAGTACCCTTGTACCAGAACGAAAGCTGCACTATTTTCCGATAAACTTCGCAAAGAGGCTATGGATGCTACAGTAGTAAATGTACCAAACGCATCCGTATATCCTACACCATTCCGTTGCCAAATCACCACGCCTTCAATTGTACTTGGATCAAATATGGTTGCTCCATATCCATCCGTGAAGATCATAGTATATGCACCAGAGTCCTGCTTAATCGTTGCTCGTCCTTCGGAATCGAAAACCACCGGATTTGAGTTCGGAGCATCGTTTTCGTCATATGTAACTTTTGGCGTGGTCGTTCCAGATTCAAAAGTATAGAGTAAACCCCCGGCATACGGGCGACCGAGTCCATTAGATTCTTGCCAAATTGGTAGAGGACTGTAGAGTGCCATATTATTTCTTCTCCTTGCGTTTATTACTATTTGTATCAAGCATATTTTGAAGCGTTGTTGTAGTAAGAGCTGCGGCTCCTGCAGCATTCATGGGCGTTGATAATTTATATGGAGCAGCCTTAGATCCCCCTACACGGCGAGTTAAATCAGCCGTCGTTTTATATTTTAAATTCTCTCCCATATTCTCCATAGCGGAAGAAAGTCGCCCTTTTCCTGCATATTTGAACGCCCCCTTCCCGATGAACGGAGCTGCGAATAACCCCGCAGATACTATAGGATTATGATGTTGAAGAGGGAGCGCAAGATGTGTTCCTAAAAGCCCGAGCCCTGCTACTGCTGTTTTAAACTCTAACTTTTGTTTCTTAGGTAAAGATTGTAATACATTCATAGCAGTCGCATGTGCCATCGCTTGTTTATTCATTTCAGCATTAACTTGAGTATATTCTGGAAATATCTCTTCCCCTTTTTGCTTAACATCTGAGACTAACTTATTATAAATATCCACTTTTATCCGTTCAGCCGGAGCAGCTCCCGCTTTTACAGGCAAAGGTACCAACTCTTTCAGCCCTCTCTTAGTAATACCTGAACTTTTAGGAAGCTGCAAAACTTCTTCTACAAAGGTATTTAACCTATCAGCAGTAACAGGGTTATGGGTTAATATTTTGCTGCCCGCTGTCCATTGTCCTTTTGCATTTTTAGTCTGCTGAGAAATTTCATTTGAATACTCTAATTGTTTAGCTCGATTTTTTAATTCATCAATAACCTTTTTTGCTTCCGGAATACGTTCCGTTGTTTTTATAAAACTTGCCGGTTGAAACCCATGCCCAGCTTCTGTTAAATTATCAAATAAAATATTACTATGCATGACTTTCCATTTATCAAATGTTGCTTTTGCTGGAGCTAAATTCTTTAAAGTTTTATTAAAATCCCCAGGGACTAATCCTTGTTTTATTACATCTAAAACTTCAGGAGCCGTAACGGCTTCCAGTGAAGGATCTAACTCCCCTTTAAGTTGGGATTTAAGCTTTATTTCAGGGAGTGCTTTTTTTAAATTTAAATTTTTTGATAATAATGCGTCACTTGCTTTAATCATTGCCGATCCGACAGGCTCTGTTAATTTCGAAGCCCCCCGAACCATAGAATTAAGAGATCCTCCCGGAAGAGTGGAAGCTACATTCAGCGCATCCCCAGTGAATCCACGAATAGATTCTGGAAGTTTGTTATATGTAGGTCCTACTGTACTCGCTACTGCAGCCACAGGAGGAGTGATCATTTCTTTTAACGATTGGCTGGCCGCAGGAAACGCTGACCCCAAAGCACTCAGGGTCATGTTAGGAATAGCTCCGCCAATCTGTCCTGCCAATCCCCCTAAACTGCGGGTATACGCCCGTATAGGATGTCCGGATGTCCAGAGATCCGATACTTCCTCCATATTTTTTACTTGGCGTTCTCTTGCAGCAGGAATTCCTAATCCTCCACTAAATGGATTACCAAACCAAGCGGGCTTCGTAGCAGCAGTAGTCTCGGATTTTTTTAAAGCTTGCGCCCGAGCCTCTGCATCCACAGTGTCTTGATGAGTGGCTTGAATATTCCGTTTTCGTAGAAACTCATCAGGATCAAATCCAGCAGGTTGGGAGTTTTTACGACTAGCTAAAAATTTGTCTGGATCAAATTTGCTCATTTTATCATCCCCAAATGACGGTATATTTCTGTTGCCCGAGGATCGGTTGGATTTTCATGCGCCCATTTTAATGACTGACGCTCCTCCATAGTAAATCGTCTGGTAGTAATTGGTACGAGAGTATTTCCACCTTTACGCTCTAAATCATCCATCGTCACACTGTAGTTTCTATAACTTTGCCCGAAATCCGTTTCTTCAAATCGTCTAGCCGCTCCACCATGTTTTCCTTGAGCATCATACCCATTAAGCATAGGTAACCAATTATCTTTTTTCTGTTGGAGAGCACCATTAGCGATATCCTCCGCAACTCCTCCCTGACCATCAATAAGATCCTTAGTATACTTAATAACCTCTGTCGGTACCGTTGCTCCTGGATGGCTGGATACATACTGAAATATTTCAGTTAAATCCTGCATTAATGTGTTAATAGCCAAATCTTGCCGCTGACCCTCTGACCCTTGTCCAGATGAACCTAACATAGCCGCCAATGAAGTGATAAGATCAGTATATAAAGCTTTGTTCATGTGATACTCTACTTTACCTCCCTTTAATACTGCGCTTCGGGCAATAGCATTTCGGGCATGCATTGCATTATCCATCTTTTTCAACTGAGTTCCCACGACACCCTGGGCACTGGTTGCAGTTTTCGTAAGATCCTGAACCGCTGAAACTTCATTCGTTACGCCTTGTCGGCCTTCCGTGGATGCTTGGGTCTGACCAAATGCATACTTAAAGTCTTTTTCATTTACTTGGCGGGCAACATCTATCCCAGTTGCATCGTACATTTCAGGGCTCATGTAAGTAGATAGAGCCAACGTTTTATCGCTTCTATTAAAATCCGACATAATTTTCTGCATCGGTATCCCAGCCTGAATACTCTTCCGAATGGCATCAAACGCCGATCCGCCTGGCTGAAATTCAGCAGGATCCGTTTGCCCCGCCCGGAGTGTTGCACTCGAATGAAGCATCTTATAAATATTTTCAGCATTAGCATCAGTTTTTAAAGCCGGTTCCGCTTGGGTCATAGACTCCCGAGTCGGGCTTGCTGCATAAAGGAAACGACGGCGTAACATCTCTTTATCCGCAGCAGCCACTGCATCTTCCGGTAAACCTCCATTTGTGACCATATCCCCTAATGTAGCCCCATTACTTGGGGCTACTCCTCCATATAGAGATTGATCCTCGGCTGATAGAGTATTACTTAATTCAGGACGTTCTTGCATTTGCTGCAATGTCTGATCCTGCATCTGTTCTAAACTTGTTGAAGGCGGAGGAGCTCCCCGATAATACGCCGCTTCAGGAGTCTCAGGTGACTGTCCCTGAACCGTGGGTTCCTCGGCTACCACATCCCCCATTGGAACTTGCTGTTGAGGCTCCGGTACAGTTTGCTGAGGTTCTGGTGCAGGAGCTTCAATCATTGGAGATTGAGAATATATGTCTTTATAAGGACCATACCCTTCTTGAGCCTGCTGATTATATTTATATCGCTGAGCCTCAGGATAATCCCGGATGTTTCCTTCGGACACTAATCCTTTATGTACTGATAGCATATGCTCCGCATGGTCTTTTACAAATTGATCCGCCATATCCGGAGAGTATTCATAAAGTTCCCTTGTTGCTCCAACAGGATCCAGAATACCCTCTTTCATGTGCTTTTTGATAATACTCTGAGCAGTATTATACTTTTTCTGCTTCTCAACTTCAATAGCAGTATTCAAATTAGCAGCATCGGCTGCGGCTAAAGACTTCCGCATATCTGTTGCTTGTATGAAGGGACTGGTTCCATAATTCATACTCATTGGGATCATAGGATTAATGTCGGCCATATTTACCTCTATATTTAAAATGTATTAAGCTAATCCACTCACTTGATTTGATGCTCCACTATCATATACCGAAGAAGGCTGTCGGGTAACTGCCGGAGCTGAAGATCCTGCTTTAGGGTACCCGAGTAATCCTGCTAAAGTTTGCCACCCCCCTTGCAATCCTCCAAATCCTCCAGCGAGATTATTAATACCCGTCTGAGCCGCTTGTCCTACTCCCATGTAACCAGCAGCTTGGGCGTTGCCCATATTACCCCATTGTCCTGCCATATTTTGCCCATAATTGCTGGCTAAATTTGACAAATAATTTCCAGCATTTACCCCCATATTTGCTAATCCGGACTGAGCAGTATATTGATTTTGCGCTTGCTGATTACGGGCAGTATACTGGTTCATTGCATTACTCATCCCAGCAGTGGTACCAAATTCATACTGCCCTTGATTAAAAGCACGGTTCTTATTATACCGGTCATAGGCATTCCCATACTCATTTGATGCAAAATTCTGACCGTAGCGTTGCAGTGCTTTTTGAGTAGCTCCGGATAACTGTCCACCAGCCGCTGCCGCTCCTGAATTTAAACTATTAGCTCCCTGTTGCATCCGGAACTGATAGCCTGGATCCGTTTGGAATTTAAATTGATCATTTGGAGCTTGCCCTATTTGATAGTTATAAGGGTCTACCTTATAAGCTCCACTATTTACCATTTGATCCAGGGTTGATAAATTCCTCATCCCCGTATCATATGTTGGTTGCTGATATCCTTTCGCCTGATTATAGGAACTGGTTAAAGCATCCCTAGCTTTACCCGCAGCTTTTTGCTGTGCCCGAGAAGCCAACGCGGAAGTTACTCCGCCTACTATTCCTCCAGCTACTACCCCAGCCCCAGGAATTATTCCATCTAATAAGCTAGCCATACTTAACTCCTCTCGGCTTCGATTGCAGCCCGAGCTCCGGTTAAAACTATTTTTACAGGATCCGTAATAGTTAAACGATATACTCGGTCTCTGGAATAACCAAGCCTGGTTGTTCTTGCACGAGTAAATGTTTTCCCTATCGCCCCTATATTCAGTTGTCTGTCATTGCCAAAAGTTTTGCCACCATCATCCGAAAACGAAAGATTAATATGCGGCCTTGACCCTTGACCCACATTCAATCCAACACCGCGTTCAAGATCAACTTCGAATTCGGAATGAAACAAACGTAGTCGATCTTTTCGGATATGAGGTCCTGTGCGCTGTCTACGGATTGGATCCCCATTATCCGTATAGGTATTAAGATCAAGCACATATAAATTTGTATTTGCATAATCCGCAACAAACACTTTATCAAAACAGAATGTGCAGTAGTCTCCCCGATGCCGTTCCGCTACGTTTTTATTTGCATTCCAGTAGCTTCGTTCATGCCACATATCTGTATCCACATCATATACTAATGTACGATTTCCGGCTGTAAAATTCAACACGTAATACGTGTGACCCTCTTGCTGATAGCAGTACCCTTTTGCATCGGATATGCTCGACATCTGCGAAATTACATATTCAATCGCATGGGTACTTATCCGTTTTGGCTGATAACTCGTGGCCATGTAAACTATACCTTGCCCCACGTTATCGGATCCTAACCAGAAAATTTTATCCCCCAGTGCAGCATTTGACCATGCAGCAGCGATACCTATATCCAAGAATCCTTGTTGTATCCGCTGAAACTGGTTGTCATAGTTTCCGGTATTGTACCAAATTTCAGTTGTACGAGGTCCAAATAACCAAATTTCGTTATTGATCTTTCCAATGCTCAGGATATTATCCGGAGTACCTTCTGCAGTGGCGTAACTTAATAAATCCCAACTGTTTCCATCTCTAAGATAGCTCCAGAAGAATCGACCACTATTGATCTCATTGCAAATGAAAAATCCATCTAAAGTAATTGCATGGGTTGCGCTTTTGAATCCACCATCCACTAAAGATTCAACGTTAATTATTGCTCCGGATCCATTAACTGAAGTAGTTGTTTTATCTCCAGTGGTATACCCCCGCCCTTTTGCAACTATCGTTACTCCAGCTTGGGCAATTTCTCCTCCATCATTAATTGCAAATACGGACACGGTACAGGCGACTCCATTTACAGGAGTTGCTAAAGTAACTATATCCCCGACACGATAATTTGTTCCGCCATCGGTAATCGCTACAGTTTCCACCATATTGTTGTAATTAATAATCTGAGTCAGTGTGTTGGCAAGCAAGTCATATATCCACCCATCCTGCCCATCTACCAATAGTAATTGTGTCTCAGTTTCAGTAATAGCTACCGGTCCGGCTACCGTTCTAATTTGTCCTCGCTCTAACCAGGAAGCATCCGCAAATATTTCGTAGAATCGAGTTCCTACTACGCTGAACATCCGGTCAAGCGATGAAGAATAAAGAGCTCTATAATTTCCTGATGCCATTAGAAACTCACCTTTAGTTGTAATTCGCCTTTATCATCTTTACTAATTGTATAATCCTTAGTACCGTAATTACTGAATCCAGCCCCAGCAAATATCGCGTGGCTCAACTCACAATGCACAAAATATTCTTTGGGCAAGTATTCTATTTTCCCTTCCCCATGCTTAAACAGCAACCTTTGCAGCCACCCGGGATAATCCAACTCTTCAGTTTGTTCATAGATCCTCCAGAGCTTTGCAAAGAACTCCGTGCATCCATTTACTATAATTACGGATGCTGTTCGATCATTGATATAAACTTTCCCGGGCAATAGATCAAAATCAATCCATTTCTTAATCAGCACATCTGAATCCAGCCAAATCATATTTGGTTGTGCTGCGGCCTGATTCAACCTAATAATATCCGACATAGCCCTGTAATCATTGTTGCGAGGCTTATGGTGACTATAGGTAATAAGCATATAGTCCACTGTCGCCGGAAGCTTATTCTTCGCCTGGGCTATGCATTGCTGATAAATGGGACGAAGCCCATCATCATATTGCACAACGTTAAAGTATTTCGTAGATGAAGGCATGCTTAGTTTCCGTTATTTCATTGCCACTGTGATCTGTAATCGTTAACGTTACATCCGTCCATCTTGCCGGTACAGCTTCCATACCCGTAATAGGCAAATCCCCTGTAGTCAGCAACCAAGTATCTTTATTCACTAAATCGTAAATATGTTCCGTTTCTTTATCAATGGTGATGCAGCCGATCCCATCCCCGAAGTCCCACTCTAACTGTTTATAAGGGATAGCTACATCTGCATAAAATTTTATGGTCATGCGCTTCTGATTAGTTGACGCTGCAATATTTATGTATGGAAATCCTTCTGATACTGATTGTCCATAATGATTCTTATGATAGGATCTCATAAGAGTAGAGACATCTTCGACTACATCCGTGTACGGAGGCTCCGTACCTGTATTCCCCTGGGATTTAAGGATATGATGGGAAATCTCATGGATCGTTGCTCCGAAATCCGCTTCATTAGGCGGCTCAGGGATCTCTTTAAAATTGGCCAGCAATGTCGCGTCGCTATAAACATATACTGAAGTTGTAGCGGAATAGCGATCCGCTATGTATACCCCCCCTGAAACAACTGACCAATTATCAAATACGTAACCGGTATTCGCAATCGCATAAATAGCCTGAGTATAGGGATAATAAACCGTGATAACCGGTACTGGAGGTAAAGTAGTACCATTGCCATCATTTGTCATTGTTAATAAATACGTAGGTTTGGTGAGGAATTTAACCACCAAAGTATGATCGGATAGTATGGGTTGCCGAACGCCGGGTGAGAATGAGGTTCTGCCTTCAGGACAAAACATCTCTCCTTCCGTATCGTATTGCCAGCTATAACAGTAATTTCCAGGATCTGCATACATCGTGAAACTGTAACCATTTCCATTCAGTACATATGTAATTCCAGGTTCTACGATATCCCCATTTGCGATTATTGACCCTCCACCCCCATCTACGGAGTCCGTAATTTCCCAATATATGACAGGAGCAGGAGTAGTAGGTGCAGCAGTTGTTGGGCTTTCAGTTGTGGTGGTTTCACTATATTCCGTATACCATACGTCATTATACGCAGCTTCCCCGGATCCACCGAGTAGATAACTAATCCCTAACGTTCCAGAAGGGACAGACGTAACTAATTGAGCATAGGCTCTTGCCTGGTAAGTAACACCAGAGGTAGCCAATTCCCATAAAATTCCGTCCTCTGAAACCCATGTATAATTGCTCACCGCATCAAGATAGTCCCGCCCGGAAGTAAAAATAAATCGGTGTCCATCATGTCCAACTACGGAGTCTTGTTCCGCCCCCCATTGGGAAGTATAAGGTATCCAGGATGTGCCATAATCATCCGAGTAGTAATTATTAGTAGATCCACTAATAATAACCAATCGACCCCAGGCTCCAACCATGCAACAGTTTCGTATTTCCGCTGGTAAAGAAGTTACTTGAGTCCATGCAGCTCCATCTACGGAGTACCATACTTCATTCGATTTAGCTTCAGGACCGTCGTTATCATTACCTCCTGCAACCCAGATAGTTCCATCATATGCGGTATACGCAAATGCATCCCTTCCTGTCCAAATAGTGGAAGTAGTAACTTGTGTCCAGCTTATACAATCATCCGAAACCCAGACGTCATTAAGGAATGATCCGCCTGCACTACCTCCGAATACATAATATTTGCTATTTACATATACAAAACCAAAGAATGAACGGGCTGACCATTCCGCATGTTCTTTGGCTAATTCCCAAGTTATTCCTAAATCATCACTTCTCCATATATCATTTACGGCTGCTGAAGTAAATCCACCAGCTACCCACATATACGTACCGTCATAAATAGCACGATGGCCTATACGAGCCGCCCATGACGTATTCGGATTTATTTCATACCAGTCAGCAGTAGCGGTCATATTATGATTCCAAATTGGTAAAGAGTATAAGTCCGGGTGTTGGGATTAAAATGAGCTTTACATCATTATTCCCAGTGGGTTCTTCCGATACTTCAGGATACCAATTAACGGTTTCCTGCCCATCGGCTGCAATGCTGCGACCCTTATAACTTCCACCTAAGAAATTTATATCCACTATTTTTGCCCTAGTTGTGCGATTAAATAGTCCAGTTTCCGATTGATATCTGCATCTATCTTATTCAATTTACATTCATTATCCGTGGTCTTCTCTTTGACCGTAGCCAAAGAAGTACTATTGGTAATGGCATAGGTTACAGCTGTACTTAATCCCGCTAATACGATCCCTGCTGCAATATAAAGTACCGTCAGAGCCCTACTTATGGTCAAAAACGTCGCTTTACACAGAGGGGGAATTTCTTCGGTTGTTGATGGTTCAGTCATGTATTCTCCCTTGTTAACTAAATTATTGATAACTCCCTGTAAGTATATTGAATGTTCGTTTCGGTAACAATGCTGTATCCGTCTTCATGTATGAAATTGTGTGATTTGTTCGCATGATAGCCGCTTTAGTCTCGTTGGCTTTATCATAGATAATTTGATCGATTTGCTTTCCATACTCTGGCGCAATCTCCACAGCCAGATTATATGATAAAGCACTTTCATACCCTGGAGGCATATCGATATCCTGAATCAAATTGGTAAACTGAAGAATCTGATTCCAGGAAGACAGTCCCAGGGAACATGCTTGAGAAGGATATGGATACAAAGTAATCGTCCCAAGCGGAAATTTGTTATCGTAGAATAAGTAAATAGGATACGTAACCGTAAGTTGTTTTAGAAAAATTTCCTGATACTTATCATTAGGCACGATTTCTAGTTGATAGTCATACTGAAAAGTATTTAACCCCGAAGGATTATAGCGTACAAATGCTCGTACGATCTTCTGCGGGCGAACGGTATCAATATCACCCCCTGGTCCAATGGTATAGACCCCCGTAGTCGGTATCAATGGAAACAACTCATTCATGTACCCGTAGAGCATCAGGGATTCATTATTCCATTGCCCGATCATCATGTTCAACACTGAAAATGCATCAGCGGCTTCAGCGGAACTGGCTGTTTCACTTGTCTGGGCAACTCCGATTAATCTTAGAGCCCGGTTGATTATATTCAGTACTGACTGTTGTGCCATAAATTAATCCTTATTCCGGTTGCGGTTGCTTGAGTAGATACTCATGCATGTTACCCTTAAATTGTATCAGCCCTGTATGCGTAAAATTTATGTTCGGCTCAATCCACATTTCTCCACCAGCTTTTTGCCACCGGCGACAGAAGACTATGTCCTCGCCATACCACATATTATCATCCGGATAGACCATTCCAAGATCAAAGAAATTATACATCCCAATATGATCTTGGCGGACTTGATCCGAAGTGAGTATCTTTTCAAATACCGAACGAGATAAGCACCCTAATCCTACAGGCACCATATCCGCCTGGACTAATCCGTCTTTGACTACCGGTCTCCCAGTATTGTCGGAATTAATGATACACGGATACTTTTCATCCCCTTGCAATTTACACGGATAAACTCCAACTACAAATTCTTTGTCGCGGTTGACGAGCTTCAACATAGCATCATCATCAAACCCAACATCCCAGTCGACAAATACCATTTTGTCGGCTCCGGATTTGAGAAATAGATGACTACAAAGATTTCTTGATCGGGAAATTTGGCAATCGTTAAAGTTGAAATAAACTTTAACCGTGTGGCCGGAGTCACGTAGAATATGACTATTCTTCAGAACTGCTTCTGCAGTTTCGATGAATATTTTCCGGTCGCCCGAAGTTACCGCTATAAATATGTTCATTGTGTGTAGTTTAACCGGAGGTGATTGCTCACCCCCGGCTACCCCTATCATCACAACAACTTAAGCAGTAATACCGAGATTATCGCATGCCGTTTTAAGTGCATTCGCCAAAGTAATTACGGTTGCAGCATCCGTTGCAGCCGCAGCAGTTGCCTGCCGAACTACAGGAGTTGCACCATAAAAACCAACTTTATCTGTAGCAGCCCCACCGACTTTAATACCGTCAGGGTTCCGCGCTCCAGCCTGTTCATAATCAGCCATAATATACCTCTTGTTTTAGATGTTTAAGACCGGCTCCGAAGAGCCGGTCTCAGTTCAGTTCAATTAGACATGCAGGATTTTGCAAGCCCAATCCCGACGAAGTTCCGCAAGTCCAAAGAAAATATCCATACGGCTAAGATATCTTGCATTGGCAATGTCGTAACCACGGAGGAACCGGATGTTGAAATTATCCTGGCTGACGGAAGCACCTTTGATGTATTCCGGCATACGAAGCGGAACCGACGCAAACGCAAACGACTTCGGTGAGAACACAAGGTTCATACCATAAGCAGTTGACGCAGCTGTCGGAACAGCAGTCGTTCCGTCAAGAGCACCAAGGGTGATTGTGCTGGATCCCAGTGTCGGTGCAGCAGAAACGTTCTGCAACGGACCGGAAGTATAAATCGGAGGTTCGAAAGTGATCGTACCTTCGCCACCTGAAGACGTAACATCAGCAGTAACCACGCAGAATTGTTTAAGATACGACAGAGTCTGCTTGGTCTCATAGTTAACAGCCTTGACACCGCTGATGGTAAAACATTCACCGACTTTGATCGTACCAGTTGTGGTAGAATCCGAGTCGTAAACGAGTGTACCGGGAGCAGCAGCAAGCCAACCAGTCGTCGCTTTAACCCGAAGGCCATCCGCAACGTGGTCGGAACTACCAGTGGTAAGTGTCGGAAGAATCTGGCTCATGTACCAATCAAACCCAGCAGCCATACTCATCTGACCTTTGAGGAACAACTCACTGATGTTCTGCATCGGGTTGTACTGTCCAGCAAGTCCATTGACAATCTTGCGCTCAGAAACAGGATCGATAATAGCACAAAGGCCACTTTCGACTGGGACGAGGTTGGATTTCAATTTAGAACCGGCTTCCAGGTATGTATCGATGGTCGTCGGAACAGCAAGAGCTGTAGCGGCAACAGTGTTGGCAATACGGTCTGCCATAAACTGAGCGCACTGAGCATCAACTGCCGCTGCGAGACGTTTTGCAGGCACTTCGATATAACGTTTCTCGAAGTCGTCGATAGTAGTAGCCATATCTGCGTCACTGAATTTAAGATCCACACCATAGACAGTGTCAATGGTAAGAGTCTTGTATGTTTCAGTGATATCCTGTTGCTGCATTCCCCAACCTGAACGGACAGTAGTCTGGATAGGCTCTCTCACGTTAAGGACAGGTCCGATTTTCTGACCTTCGAAACCAACTTGGGTTCCGAAATTCTTTTCATAGCTATGGTCAAGGTTTTTGGCAATGACCAAATTGCTATGGAACACTTCCAGGAACTGCCTGGTAATGTCCAAATTGGTTACTCTTGTATCGCCCATGATTATTAGTCCTTATTTAAGTTTGTACTTCTGTCGTCTACGCCAAACCATCCATTCCGCATCGGACATTTTACTCGGGTCGACATTGCCCGAATCCGCCTTTGATGCGAGTGGTTTGATCGGAGCAGGAGCTTTCGATACTTGTTTGGCTGCTGGTATCGATTTGCGTCCTTTCTCTGCTTCGAGTCTAACCTCCAGTTTACCTAATTCCTTGATCGCTAAGTGAGGCTCAAGCTTAGAGATCCGTTCGGCCAAGTCCTCGTCTTTTGCTAAAGCGTAAATCAACTCTGCGGAAACATCCGAATCAATTATTGATCGCTGCACAACAGGAATAAATTGCACTGTTGATTCACTAACCACTTCATCGAAATCCGGGTGTTCTTTTCTCGCTTCATTGGTCTTACTCTCCAACACTTTCCGAGACTCTTGAACCTTTTGCTCATTAAACTTCTGCTCAAATTCCGCCCTTACAATTGAAATATTGTAAAGGTTTACAGCATTATAATATTCGGCATCACTATTAAACTGATTCCGCTCAGGGATATCTGCCTGTTGCGGTTGTGCTGCCTGTTGTTGCTCAATTTTCTCCTTGGCTGCTAATTTCGCCTCGGCTTCAAAAGCCCGCTGCATGAACTTCTTCATGCGTCGCTTATCATGCAAATCGTCTGGGTCGGGCTGTACATCCTCCGGTTTTAGTGGAACCGTTAAAGGATCGATTTCTTTTTTAGCTTCATCAGTTTTTGCTGATTCAGCTTCAACTTGTTCTGTCTCACCCCTATCCGCTTTATTTTCAGCGGCTGCTTTTACTTCATGTTCAAGTGTTTCAACTGATACATCTGTACTACCTTTTACCTCAGGCGTTGCCTGGGATGTTGGCTCCAAAGTTTGCTGTTCCATAATACGGTCCTGACTCGGATTCCTCCGGCGTTACTGTCTCACCTGACCTGGTGGAAGGTTGCTGCATCGCAGCTATCTTAACCGCAGCATTCAGCCCGTGAGCATGCGAAGCCCCCTGCTGCTTTAATTGCTCTTTTACTAAATCCAGTTGTGCTTTATATGCATCCGCTTGAGTTTTCATATGTTGCACCTGCAACCTTGCTGAAATTTCAGCGGATTTATCCTGCAACTGTTGCTGAGCTTGCTGCAACATTTGGCTTAGTTGCTGCTTCTGTTGATCATCGACCTGGGTCTGCTGCATCAGTTTTTGGATATCCCCCGTCATCTGTTGGACCTGTGCTTTGAGTTGTTGCTCCGGAGTGCCAAGTTCCTCTTGATCCAACAGACCAGGGTATGTCATATTCAGGAATTTCTTCATACGAGCAACGATCTTATCGCTACCCGGTATGTCAGAAACCTGAGCAAAAATGTCAATAAGTACCATAGAAAGTTGCGGTGCCGTCTGCATAAGCATCCCAAGCATATCCTGGGTTTCCTGACGGCGAGTATCGTAGTTCGGACCTGAAGTTACGATTACACTGTATTTTCCAACGGTCAAATCATAAAGTCGGTCGTTATCCTCAAGATCCTTATGTACCTGATTAACCTGGATAACCCGATCCGTCATGTCTTCACCAACTATGCGGAGTACCCGGGGAGTATCATAGATTACCGGGATTACATCAACTAAATAGTTCCCAAGGGAGCGGATAGCACGTTCGTAACTGTTAACAAAATGATAAGTAGCCAATGCGCCTTGATTTGCACGAGCCTGAATAGCTTTTCCGGTACGTTCATTACTCGTTGCCCCCATGCTGGCATCATGCAACCCGGAAACATCTTTCATAAATTCACCAGCATATTGGATACCGCTAAGGATAGCCGTACCAACTTCTGGAGGAGTTATGCGAGAAGGCGGGGGTACTTGATTGCCTTTAAGATCCGTGGCTTTATAGGGTAAATAGGGTAAAGGCTTATTTGCGTTGTCCCAGAATTCCTTATACCCAGTAATTTGATTCTCTTCTACTAAAAATGGAGCTTTAGGTGCATTTGCAATAATTTCTGTGAATGCCGAATACCAAAAATTCAGCATCTTTTGCGGCTCTTTGAGATAACGAGTTAGGGAAATGTAGTGCTTAATCCCATCAACAATTGATTCTTTACCTACGATGGGGAATATAGGAATAATTTTGCCGGGTAACTTACGAGACTCAAGGATTTCAAATTGGGTAATTAAATACCAATTTATTTCCTTTCTACATACGTCTCTTTCCTGAAGCGGAGTTACATCTTTGGGAATTTCAGTGGAAAATGCAGGAGGTTCCCCATTTTCCCCAGGCAATAGATATAATTTTTCAATTTTATCTTCAACAACGAAATATTCAGCGAGATAAATGTTATCTTTATCCGTCCAACGATCATCCCCAACGCCTTGGACATCAAAAGTCTTGAAATCATCAACTTTATCTGGATATTTTTTCTTGAAATCCGCTTTACTCATCTTTTGACGCACGAAACAATACGGAGCATCAGCGAAATCCAACGTTTTCATGGTATGTAGAGGGAAATATACTGAACATGGGTTCTCTACACGGTCAATTCGGATCTCTTGATCGAATGAATCATCATCGCAGTAGTCAGTAAGAGCCCTGAAATAACCAAATCCACCTGATACTGCATAATCATATGCTGTATCTAATGCACTTTTGCTGTCACCCTGATTCAAAATGTGCCGGATAATACCAGAAATCACATCCGCCGTAGCTGGATCCGTTACAGAGTCCACTGGACGAACCCGAACCCCTGGAGTATTCTGAAGCCCTTGGTTTACAACGATATTGATGAAAGAATCTATGCGGTTAATCGTCTGCATCGGGCGTTGATCCCGTTGCCGTTCCTGTGCGGAACTCTCCGGCCATTGCATACCAGCTTTAAACTTAATATCATCAACGAATTCCGCTCGCATTTGATCAGTATGATCGCAAATGTCGGTATACCGGGTCATCGCTGTAGCAAGAAACTCAGTTTTCTCAGCCTCCGTCATTTTTGGAGGGGGAACTGTATGCTGCAACTGTGCATATTCGGATTTTAACACATAAATTTGAAGGGTATACTCATCAATTTGAACTTGTGTGCGGTTGTATTCGGTATTAAATTCATCGAGGGATTTTATCTCTTCATCACTAACTTGTACAATTTTACCGAGTACTATCGAGCGAGGATCCTGTACAAGAGTTGCAAATTCCCCCTCTTGCTCCGTCCTAAATCCATGCAACACTGCCTCTTCAACCAATATTTCAATCGCGTCATTACCAATACCTTTCTTACTAAGTCCCATCTGCTTGAAAGGTACGTATGTAAACAGTTGCGGCATGTGTAATCCTCGGTTTTCGGTAAAATTGCCCGATATAGGTAATAATTACCTATACTTTATAATACTACATTTTGCAAGAAAAATCAACTACTAATTGCTCATCCACGAATCCGACCCACCTTCGCGTTCCCTACGCCCAAATGTATAAGTGATTGGCGAGTGTGATTTTCCAGGTTCCGCCCACTTGTATTTCGGATCCGCCATCCCCGCATACATTATCCGTAGAGTGTCGCTCATGTCTTTATATTTCGGATGTTCGGCCTCGGACTTCTCTTCCAATCTATGGTTCCGCATAGACTGAATTAAGTTGACACATGCAGGATCGATGTATAAATTACTATGATTAGTTGCGGACGTATCCAATAAGATATTGACTTCCATATCTTTAATGATATTCATCCGCTGCAAGTCAATCACATTCACCGGTGGACACTCGAAACTCAACCCGCCGTTCTCATGCTTCAGAAACTCCTCAACGATACCTGATGTAGAATTCGACCATATTGCGACACCGCCCGACCCTGTCGCAAAGCGTGTATCTATGAATCGTGCTTTCATTTCCAACCCGAACTCTTTCTCTCCACCCCGATGCATAAACTTCGTTGCTAAGTCCTTAATTGTTCCAGTGTAAAGTAACGTGGTACGCAGTTTTGAATAGTAGTCGCTGAAATCATCATAGGAAGGATACTCCGCATAAACGTATCGAATCATTTCCCCATACTCATCCGGGAAATGCGCCATCCATAAACAAGCAGGGTGATACTTTTGTGCCGGATCCATCGCCATGAAGAAATTTGCTTTGGATTTCAACTGCAATAAATCAAAGTGCCGAACATGTCTATCCTCGTTGAACATCGGATAGATCTTCCGCCCCGCCATAAGAGGCTCACCTAACCAGACATTATCATACTCCCATCGCCTATGAGCAAAATCATTCTCACGGTTCTTCTTGGCTTCCGGAGTCAAATACGCTTCAACTGGATTCCCATCTTCCCCCACCTGCAGGATTGGCTTGCCTTCAGCATCTATCCTGACGTTACCCTTTTCATCTACTTCCTCTTTGTAAAACCCTTCAATATCATGGGAGTTGATCTTCTTTACAATTGCATCTTTAGGCGGAGTAACTACCCAACGTTGATACGTTGGGTCATCCTGATAGCGGGTATTGAATGAAATCAGGATCTCGGAACCCGGGGCACGTATCGTCGGGATCAGGTGTTTCCAGGAATCCTCGGAAACGTTTTCAGCTTCTACTACTCGGGCAAGGGTGATACCCTCCATCGATTTCAGGTTATGGGGATCCCGATATAACCCTGCAAAACAGAACAAAGACCCATTGATGCAGGCTATCTGGTCATCCCGGAACACCCATTTCTTGCTTAACCCCAGCTCGAAAATTCTATCCTTGATCGTCTGGTATACTGATCTTTTTATGGACGTCATTACTTCTCGTCCATACAGGATACGATGGGGCTTCCGCAACGATCTTTCGATCAATCCGGTTTTGATCCCGTATCCTCTTCCTATGTCTTTTGCTATCGCTTTTATGTCCGCTTCGGTATACTTCGGATCATACAGCATCGCCAGCAAAAGATCACAGTGGATAGTATTCCAGTCCTTTCCCGCATTACGACCTCCGTAAATCACTTTGTATCTGGAGGGCTCCAACAGGAATAGATATGGTTGGGGGATATCGATTACAGCATCCATTAAATATGCCCGTCCAGCATGATCTTGGATAACGTTTTCGGTTTCTCTTTGACTACCACCGGACGCTTTACCGGTGTCTGCTTCGGCTCCTTCGGAAACTTTTCAGCCTCCCAAGTCATCCCTTTTGCCCGAGCCTCTTTATCCCGCTTCGTTACTATAGCCATTAGTCTTTCTCCTTTTCAGAAGCATCCTCTTTCTCGCCACCCATTTCATCTTCGTAATACTCAGGATCCATGGATAAATGATCCTTCACTAACCGCTTAACCTGGGAAGCATCCAGCCAACTATGTTCCTTCGCTTCCTCTTTCAAAGCAAATTCATACGCTTCCCGATCCTTCTCATCGATACCGTCATCATCCGGAAATTTCTCCGCTTCCCACGACTGCTTCGCTTTTGTTGCCATACCGTTCCTCCCGCATAAGTTGAAAAGTTGTGAGCGGTCTGGCTTGGATCATCGATGAAGCCTTCCGCCGTTTTGCCATCGCCTGCCTGGATATCGGTTTACCCGTCAAAGGATTAATCGGTACCGCAGGTTTGCTCAACAAAGTATCAGTTAAGTGCCGGATCCTTTTAATCAAGTCATCCAAATCCTCAGAGTTCTTGATGGCCAGGATCGACATATCATGTGTCCGGTAAAATTTCAACAGCCGACACAATTCCAGTACCACCGCCTTAAACAATTCAGGCGGAACCTGCAACACGGTTACTGTCTTGGTAACAGTAACCGTAGTAGGAACCGCCGCAACCGTTACAGGTTTAATTACTACAGGAACCTGTACCGCTGTATCTATATACTCTTTTGGCAGTGGATAAGGATATGGAACCGTACTGCTCATTATCCTTTTACCTTTTTCAGCTTGGGGTTTGCCTTCTTTGCCGCAGGTGACGCCTTACGTGTTGCACTCGCCAAAATTGCACCAGCAGCAGCTTTACTGTATCCCGACTTCTCAATCTTCTTCTGAACAGCTTTGAACGACATACTTCCTCCAAAGGTTAAATGATTACAAGGACATCCGTATCAGCCATTACATTGTACTTTTTACCCTCTACATCTATCTGATTATTTACCCGGGGATACATGACTACATCCCCAACTTTTACCTGCAACGGTAACACAGCACCGTTCGTAGTCGTTGCCCCCGGACCTACCACCACCACTTTACCAGTTGCTGTAAACTTCTGAACCGTTCCAGGACGCACTAATCCATTTACAATTTGATCTTCATCCGGAAATTGCTCTACCATGATCTTGTTAGACGTTGTCCGCATAAATTATTCCTCTCCAGTCTTAGGTTTCGGTTTGAGAATTGCACACATCACAGGTCCTGGGTTCGGATACTCAGTACCATCTACACATTCCACCCACCTCAGTCTTCCGCAACTTCGGAACTCAGCACCAGCTTCAATTAACAAATTTGTGTATAAAGTTGTTGGCAACAGCAGGACACTGGTCCTACCCAATTTTTGCTCTTCAATCGCCTTCCGCACGAAGGCCGTCGGTCCAGCTTTAAATTTGATATCATCACGACGGAACGGAGGATTAACAAAGTTACTACGCCCCCAAGCACCAGCCACCCCATTGTATCCCTCCACATGCGGAAATGGACACGGATCATGGTCAAACCGGAACTCAGTATCCAAGGATTTGTACAACGCCGGTGGAGTCAACCAGTATCTCTTCTTCATCGGAACCCCCGTTGCTGGATCAGCAAATCCATTTAGGTGGATTTGGGATAAAAGTTCAAAAGTTGTAAATTTGGATTTAGGATAAAGTTCCAAAAGTTGACAATTTGGATTTGCGGCTCCCGGCCTTTCCTACCGCTGCCTCGCTAAGGCCGAGCCCCCCGCCCCCTCTTTCAAGTTGCTTCGCAGAGTTGGTTGAGAGGGCGTTACTATTATCCTAATAGTAATTGCGTTGGCAATTACTATTAGGTTTCTTATCCTAAGTTATACATATACCATACGCGCCATAGACACACCTGGGTTCTGGGCATTGCGCTGCAACTTATACCTTTGGCTGACGCGGCGGCAGCAAAGGGTTAAGTGGATCCGCCGCTCTCAGCTCATCGATTAAGCGGTTAATAGCGGCATATTGCGCCAGTATCATCTTACACAGCTCCGCCTTGCCTATAGTCGCCATAGGCTTGGAGAACATCATGGCCACGCGCTCACACGCATCGCCTTCTATTGTTCCGTTAACCATTGAGTTGCTCCTGTCCTATCCTCGCATGTCCCGGATTTGCATCAAGCTCTTTACCTATCTCTTCCGGATACCAAAAATACCCGCATAAATTACATCGGTACATATCTTCAAAATCATCATGACGGTACGTAGGATTTACACAAGTATGCTCGCGGTATTTGTACATTACGCCTCCAATTGTTTCACGTGGAACATTGTTGCGGCCGCAACTTAGTCAGAATTAGGTTCCAGTTCATCGCCGCCG